CGTCTTGTGTAGCACAGGCATCTAGTAATTCTAATGCTTTTGTTTCGTTTAATTGATCAGCGCAATCTTGTACGCTTTCTTTTAGACCTGTCGGTAATGAGTCAATTGACATTTTAATCCTCCAGTAGTTTTGCAAAGGTGGCAGGTCCTGCTACACCATCTGCTGTTAGTCCATTTGCTGCTTGCCATTCTTTAAGAGCGCGTTCAGTGCCAGGACCAAACGCTCCATCAGCTGTAATACCTAAAGCTTCTTGCATGATTTTTACACCATCACCACTTGAGCCTTTACGTAATACACCAATGTCGTCAATGATATCTTCAATATCATCGTCTTCTGCTGCGATATCTTCTGCAGTCATGCCTAAGACTTTCATAGCGTGCATGTAACGTTTCTTACGATCGTCTAATCCAATGCTTCCACCATTAATTTTCTTAGTCATTAACTTAACATTATCACCATCAGCGATATCATTGAGATTGTTTGTATCCCAAAACCAGCATGCAGATTCAACTGCACCAGCAGGCGTTGCAACGTATTCTGCAGCCTCTTCTGCTGTCATATCTACAGATGCACCAAATTTTGTATAGTTATCGCGTCCTGTTAATTGTTTGAGTCCACGACCTCTAAATAGCCAACCGTCACCTTCTTCAACATTACCCATTTTATATTTACGAAACTCGTCCATATAAACATAGTTAGCAATCATTTCAGGCTTACGATGATATTCATCTGCATCACGCTTAGGTGCATCACCAAAATAACGACCAAACACAGCACGTAAAGCTTTAGCTGAATAGTTTAAATTTTCTTCTAGTCGTTTAAAGCCTGCACTTTCATGCGCGCATTGTGATAGGAAGTGTGCAACTCTACGTTCTGTAGTGATACCATACTTAGGTAGTAGATCGCATAGAGCGTCATACCAATTATCTGCATCATCAGAGATAATTTCTCCTAGATGCTCCTTTGTAAAATCAAAGTCAAAGCTCATTAACTTTCCTTTTTATCTGTTACAAACTCGTATAGCTTATCAGCTTGCGCCTTGATTTCTTCTGGCGTAATAGCTTTTGGGACATAGGCTTGCCATGCTTCCATAGCTTGTTCACTATTCTCTTTAGCCATATCCATCATTTTATTCGCTAACGTCATTTGCATGTCGTATTGTTTATCCATCATGTCCTTAGCCATTGCAAGAACATCGTATCGTATTTGATAAGGGTTTGCCATATCTTTTCTCCTGTGTGTATACCACGTTAAATCTATATCGTGGTACATTGTGTTAACTAAAGTATTTATTCAACATTTCTAGATGGTCTTCATATTTTGCCATCTCTTCCAGTTCTTTTTCAATTGCATCCATAATATCTGAATGCTCACCTACACCAACTGGATTTGTGAGGTAAACTTCCACATTTAATTTGTGTTTATTAATATGTGCTTGAGCGTGCTCACGAGCAGCACGAATCATTTTATCTCTCATTCTTCAATTCCCATCTTTGTTAGGTAATCAATAATCTCTTGACGCTTAGCTTCTTTCTTTTCTCTAAAATTCATCTTAGTACCTTTAACTAATTTTTTAGAATTTTCTAACCAAGCATGCATAAGCTCAGGCGTCCACTCTGGATTCTCTTCAGCCCAAGCGCTAAACTTCTTACTATACTTATAATCGCCTTGAGCTGTACCTCTATTCATAATGTTCCAAAGGTTTGGTCCTGTTTTATTTTTGCCACCTTCTTCAATGCTATGACAGCTAGCACATTTTTTAAATGCTTTATCTGCATACGCAGTTGTAGACAATAGTACAATAGCAACTGTAGCTAATAATTTCTTCATGTTCTGCTTCCTCTTAATGCAAAAAATAATCCACCAACCCATAGTAGTACATGTAAGTTATCATATAAAACAACATCCATAAAACTTTCAGGTTGGCCTATCCATATGACACCTGTCATAATAGAACAAATAACAATACCGCAAAAGCGAGTAAGTAAATCTCCTAAGTCCTGTATCCAAAAATCCCAAATAGGTGTTCCATCTATTTTCGAAACCATAATACCACTTAGCAGTAATCCTAATCCAGCTCCTATCTCTCCTAGAGTTACAAAAGCCCATACGATAAATGGTAATCCCCACGCTTCTGCAGTCTCTGCATCAATAGGCCATTTATCAAATCCTTGTTGTAAAAAAACAATAGCCAATGGAATACGTAGTAACCAATGACTAAAACAAAATTCGGGTATTCTTCTAATAATGTTTCTCATTTTATTTCCTAGACCAATGGGCCAGCTTACGCCGGCCCACTACTGTATTATTTTTCTCCAGTATTTCTCAAGTTCTGAATCTCTAACATACACTTTTTAGCTTCTTCATGATAGCCTAGTGCAGTTAGCTGTGCTGCAGCCCTTGAATATCCGACAACTTCGCAAGTTCGAGAAATTGAACTCCAGAAGCCGGAAAGCGGTGCGAAGACATAATTCATTACTGCTGTAGTCATACCCACCCCTCCAAATTATTATTGGTTTGAGCGGAACGCTTATGAGTTGGATCGCCGGCTGCGATCGCTTTTATGTCTCCTCTGCCTATACCGATATCATTTAATTCAGCATCGGTTAAAGCTCTTAGTTCGTTGATTGTTTTTTTCACAGCCTTATATCTTTTATAAGCTTTGTGCCAATCAGCGATCATATTAAAGAGTCCTTTAGTCGGACTCAGTAAGTAGTTGTTTAGTACGTGTGTTGTCATGTTCGACCTCGTTATGTTTTCCAATTGAAATTTTACGAGGACGCATTTCTTCAGGGATGACGTACTTCAGTTCTATCGCAAGTATACCATCCTGAATATCTGCTCCGTGCACTTGTACGTGCTCAGACAGCCGGAACGTACGCTTAAACTTCTTGGTAGAAATACCTCGATGAATAAACTCACGACCTTTAGACTTATGATCGCCCGTTACAGTAAGCGTACGATCTTTAACCTCAACAGATAATTCATCTTTAGAGAAACCAGCAATTGCTAGTTCAATCAGATAATCTGTTTCACCTGTCTTAATTATATTATGTGGAGGGTAGTGATCGTTTGCATGTTTTGCAGTCCATTCAAGCTCGTTGAATAGATGGTCGAAACCAACAAAAGATGAACGGGGAAAAAGTGTTTGTAAGCCTGTCATTGTTATCTCCTTTGACTAAAGCAAGATTGTAAATGGACCCGCACCATGCGGCATCCTATTCTATATATAATAACTTTTTACGTAATGTAAACCTTACATACATAAATCGTCATATTTAGTTGTGTGGACACGATGTTCTGATAAATCGTATCCACTTCTAACTTTTCTACTTAGAACCGATATTATATTTCGGACAAAGTTCCCAATCATTTTTTTCCTTATAAGGTATAATTTTTATTTGTCTCATTGGAGCCAATGGCTCTACATTTTTATCTATCGTAATAAGTCCCCAATCACTCATAAGCTGAGCAATTGTGTTGCGTCTGGCAATGTCATTTTCTTCTAAATTTGACTTCTTGCCGTCTAGCAAAAATAATTCTTTAAAATGCACAATAAAGTATCTACCTTGCTTATGCAGTATATGACAAGATTGATATAGTTTCTTGTCTTTACGTGAAGCCACCCCTATTCGTGTGAGTGTTTCTCGAACCTTTAAAAAGTCATCAGGCTCGTTTAGTGTAACCTCTAACATAGAGGCAGGTGTCCACTCTATTATATTATTTTCTTCCACCTTTATAAACCTTCTGTTTCAATGTGCTGAGTTGATCAGCTGTCAGAAGCGTTAAGGCTTGTCTGGCTTTTTCGTTATTATAACCATAATATTCCTTAACAACTTCCACGTCATTATCAGAAACAGACTTTTGCCATTTTGAAAAGCGTTTCCGTTTCCTTACCATATTTATAAAAAAATCAAATTGTAAACGCTTATCGATAGTGTGGTTAACATTCATTTCATTAGCAAATAAAACTGTATCTTGAAAATAAGATAAAGCACGATTTACCATAAAAGGATTGTATGCTTTTTCTGCAAGATCGTCAACCATAATATCTTTCTTAGTCATATTAATTGAATTGACGTATTCAAATGGATTCAAGACATGTCCTCCACACCACCATCTTGGCCTGGCCAAATAGTTCGCAATGATTGTAGTAATTGATGTTGATCAAACATATCCGTATCAACGTTATTTAATTTTAAATCTTTAAAAAATAATTGCGGTACAGTTTTCAATCCTTGTTCTTTTAAGAATTGTTTACCTTCAACATTTTCTGATACGTTTATAGTATCATATTCAATACCCCATGAATCAAGTTTTCGTTTCATGATTGAACAGTAACCACAATTGTTTTGAGTATAAAGTTTAAGTAAATTCGACATTGGCCATTACCTCTGTTAAGCAAGCTACAACGTTGAGTTCGTGATCAGCAACGAATGCATTTTTATATTGATAGTCTGCAAGAATTAAAACCAATTGAGGTATAGACGAAGGTGTAACTTTATCTGACATACGATCGTATATGGATCTAAAAATTGCGGCTGCATCAATATCTATATTGTTTACTACCCACGTACGCATTTTTTTGAAATCTTTTGATTTTAAATGCGCAAATAAATCGTTATAGTTACTATCAGATATATTATCCAATACACCTAAGTCTATCTTACCTGATAAAGAATAGCGCTGTAGTTCGTTTAGAACTCTACGCCAATCAGGATAATGTTTCATAATAAGCTCAGCTAAAGCTTTATTGTCATATGAAATGTTTTCTGTATCTAAGATAGATTGACAACGTATCATGAACTCATGACAAAGCGATTGCTTATTGCCACCATTAAATTCATATACACCACAACGAGAATGAAGTGGTTCGATTATTCTATTCTTAAAATTACATGTTAGGATGAACCTACAGTTGTTGGCAAACTCTTCAATAAAACCACGAAGAGCTGGTTGTGTAGACTGTGGGTTCAAGTAATCAGCCTCGTCAAGGATCACAACCTTGTAACCACCTTGAAGCGAGACAGTGCTAGCAAACTGCTTGATCTTACCACGGAGAGTGTCAATGTTACCTTCTTCGGAACCATTGATCACAATATA